ATGGTTTTCAGTCTGCTCATGCATTAACATCCACCAATCATCTAAATCTTTATTATGAGGAAAAATATCTGTATTGATAGTAGCGTTACCATCATGAGTTAGCCTCTCATATGATATTTCTCTTATACCTAGTGAATGCATATAATCTGCAATCTCAATAGGTTGCATTTTTATAACGTCTTTAGATACAGATATAAAGCATTTTAAAGAATGACCAAGTGAGGTTAGATGCTTAACATTATTCTCCCACATCTTTCTTTGATGCTCATTAGTAAAACGTATATTAGGATCCCATGATGTACCTATATTTCCACCTGTAATAACCTCATCAAAGAACGCTAGTTTTTCTTCTGTAAGTTTAAATACAAGGTTAGTAGTTATACCATGAGTAGCCCTATCACCCCATTGTGCTTTTGTTATATCGTGAAACTCACGTAGGTTTGCCATAGGAGCCAACATAGGCTCACCGCCATGATATTCTAAATGTATAAGGTTATCACCTGTATCTAATTGATTACACCAGTTAGCTGTTTTAATATGATCAAAGTAAATTTTTCTACCATTCATACCAGATGTAAAACAATGGGCGCAATTTAGATTACAAGTTTCAGTTGTCTTTATGTATACTACTGAGTGTGTTTGTGTCGTTAATGCCATAACTATATGTTAATGCCCTCTCATAATTTATTGCTCTATGTTCCACACCAGCTCTTAAAAATATATTTTGGCCTGAGGACATATGGTACTCACCGTTAAATGTTTCAATACATTTGGATCCGTCTATGACTTCTATTATAACATTAACTGGATCAGAGTGCAATGGGAAAGTAGGTCCGCCTGCTGGTGAATAAAATATATGTATAGTACCATTTTCAATATATTTAAATTGCTCATACCCTTCTATTTTAATAGTATCGTCACCGCTCATCCATAAATCAGTTATTTTGCCTCTGTAGGCCCATATATCTGTTTGTTCTATATAGCGTTGTCTTTGGTGTTCATCTATAAAAGACACCAAGCATTTTTCAAAACAATCTTCTGATAACAGAAATTCGTAAAATTCATCAAATGATTTCATAATAGCCCTTGTTAAGTCATTATATATAATGTATATATACAGATATAATATGAGGAATGCGAAATGAATGGTTACAGTCTATCATTAAATAATTTATGGCCTACTCAAATAGGCAGCGGTAAGTTTGACACTACCGGATTAGTAGAACATATATTCTCCAAACATAATATGAATCACCCTCCGAATAATTTCAGTGGATATAATATACTAGATGACGATAATAGTGAACCAATGCAGAAATTTAAAAGCATCGTATATGATTGCTTTGATTCATACTTAAAAGAAACACTAGGTCGTTCTATTAGTGATTGGAATAACTATAGCCTCAAGGGGTGGATTACTGGCCAAGGTAAACATTATAGTATGGCTAAACACAATCATGCTGGGTGTCAATTATCTGGAGTATTTTATATACTAGCAGAAGATCAAACCTCTGGAGGAGAGATAGTATTCTCTGATCCTAGATCAAATTGTAATAGAGGTTATGATCCTTATTTTGCACCAATGTTTGATAATCATATACATGCTCCGAAGACAGGGGACTTTATGATCTTTCCGAGTTTTACTTATCACGCAGTTAATCCATTCTTCTCAGAACTAAGAATATGTATACCAGTGGATCTGTTTCTTAACAGACAATAAAGGAATAAATTATGAAAAAGATAATTATCAATTTAAAGAAACGTCATGATAGACTAGCCAATTTTAAAGCAAAGCACCAGTGGTTAGAAAACTATGAGGTACTAGAAGCGATTGATGGCAATACCATTGATCATGATCAAATGCTAAAGAACAATTTTGGCATTAATCATAAGTGGAGAGATCCGTTTAAAAATAGACGTATCACAAAAGGCGAAGTAGGTTGTTTCTTATCTCATTATAAAGCATGGCAACAAGTTGTACAGCATGGTGAACCTTGTATTATATTTGAAGATGATGCAATTATTGATAAAAGTTTATGGAAAGAAAATGATTGGGGTGAATGGATAGATGAGCATAGTATTGATGTTTTATATCTAGGCCATAATGAGAATGAATATGGAGCTAGGAAAGAAGGTGCAACACCAGAATTAGTTAAACCTGGATATCCATATAACTTACATGCTTATATTATTACTGTGCATATGGCTAATGAATTACTTAATACAGGATTTCATACTGAAATTGTTCCAGTAGATGAAGTTGTTGCAGGTAAGTGTTTAACTCATAATGTACAAGCACTTGAAACAGAAGCTGTCACACAAGAGAGCAGAGCAGTGATGGGATCAGATATTGAACCTCAAAGTCACGATGATTGGTTCCAAGACTTTAAAGTGCATGCAATTACTGTAGGTACTGATAGAAAGAAATGTGCTGCACTTAATGATAGTGCTGCTCTACATGGCTTTACTGTAAAAAACTTAGGTACCAATGTTGATTGGCAAGGCACTGATATGGAAGGTCCGGGCGGAGGACATAAGGTAAACTTAGTTAGAAACTATTTAGATGAATTACCTGAGAACGATGTTGTACTATTTACAGATGCATATGATGTGTTCTTTGTAAATGGCTTACAAGAAATCACTAAACGTTGGATGGACGCTTCTGTAGAAATTCTATTTGGATCAGAAGCATCATGTTGGCCTCAAGAAGGTATGGCTCATAAACACCCAGATCCTGGCATATCAAAATATAGGTTCTTAAATAGTGGTCAATATATTGGCAGAGTAGGAGCATTAAAAGACTTCTTTAGTGAACGATTAAACGACGAAGATGATGATCAGTTGTATATGCAAAGAGTATGGTTAAATGATACTACCAAATTCTCTGTAGGTTTAGATTACGAACAATATATTTTCCAAACTCATGAACCTGCATGCTCAGTACATGGTGAATTACATAATCCTATTACTCATACTGTACCTTGCTTATACCATGGAAATGGTGGCCCTGAAGCTAAGGTGCTGTTTATGGAACTATGGCAAACTGTTTATTCAAAATACTTGGCAGAGAAAAATCCTGTTGCTAAAACATCATCTCCTATATCATCTCCTATGTTTATTCCACATCAAGGTAAGATTGATATTATTGATAAAGATATGTTTGTTATTGACTTTATGACTCAGAGTCAATGTGAAAGACTTATTGAAATGGGTGATAATCATGGCGAATGGGCACCTATGCCGGAAGATAAGTTTCCTGCATATGAAATTAGGGTAAAAGAATTAGGTTTCTGGGATGAGATGAGTAATCATTGGCAAGAACATGTTGTACCTATTGTTGAGAAGTATTGGAAACCAATTGAGATGTATGGTATGAGAGATGCATTTATTATGCGCTATTCAGTTGATACTCAAAAAAGTTTACCTTTACATAATGATGCATCTCTTGTAACAGGTTCAGTAAAACTTAATGATGACTATAAAGGCGCTTCTTTAATTTATCCTAGACAAGGTGTAAGTAATGATGATATACCGTGCGGTAAGATGATCCTATTCCCTGGATTGGTTACTCATGGTCACGAGTGTACTGAATTAACAGAAGGGGTAAAATATAGTTTTACTATGTGGACTCAACGTTATCCCGGAGATGTAAATTGATATAAATAGAACTAAATAACATTTATATTGGGAAGATGGTATGGCGAACCCTAATTCAAGACAAAGTTTAATTGATTACTGCTTGCGAAGATTGGGCGATCCAGTTATTGAGATTAACGTTGACGAAGATCAATTAGAAGATAGGGTTGACGAAGCAATCCAATACTGGCAAGAGTATAACTCAGATGCCACAAAAATGGTATATTTAAAGCATCAAGTTACAGCAGATGATGTTACCAATAAATATATCCCTATTCCATCAGATTATATATTTGTAAAAAGACTATTACCTATCAGCAATGGTTCTGGAGGCAGCAACTTTATGTCTCTAAACTATCAGCTAAGACTTAACGACTTGGCTAATATGGGAACATATCTTGGTGATATGACTTATTATAATCAGCTGCAGATGCATTTAGATTATATACAGCAATCATTAGTAGGGCAACCACAAGTTACTTTTGCTCAGCATGAAGGTAGAATGTATCTACATGGCGAATTCGAAATGAATTCAATTAAAGCAGGTCAATATCTAATAGCTGAAGCATATCAGTTAATTGATCCAGACACTAATACATCAGCTTATAATGATAAGTGGTTAAAGTCTTATACAACAGCACTTATTAAACAACAATGGGGACAGAACCTAAGTAAGTTTGAGGGAATGCAATTGCCAGGTGGTGTTACTATGAATGGTATGCAAATTCTTAATGATGCTACAGAGGAGATCAGACGGCTTGAGGAAGAAATTAGATTGACTCATGAACTTCCAGCTGACTTCTTTATAGGATAATTATGGCACGTAATCTTTACTTTTCAGATGGTCATAGACCAGAACAATTACTACATGAGGATCTAATCGTAGAGGCTATGCAGATTTATGGCCACGATTTATATTATATGCCTCGTGATCTAGTAAACGTCGATTCAGTATTTAAGGAAGATCCAGTAGGATCATTTAACTCAAGCTATAAAGTTGAAATGTATGTTGAGAACTTAGATGGCTTTGATGGTGAAGGTGATCTGTTTAGCAAGTTTGGTGTTGAGATCAGAGACTCAGTTACACTTGTACTATCTAAAAGACGTTGGAATGCAACAGTAAGTAGATATGATAATGAAATCACATCTTCAAGACCTGTTGAGGGCGATCTTGTTTATACACCTTTTTCTAATAAATTATTCCAGATTATGCATGTTGAACATGAACAGCCATTCTATCAATTAAACAATTTACCAATTTATAAGTTGCGATGTGAACTGTTTGAATATAACGATGAGAATATTGATACTGGTAGACCGAATATTGATCAAATAGAATTGGATCATGCTTATAAACATCAATTAACAGTAAATGTTGATAGTGATGGTAAACAATTTATTCCTGGTGAAACAATCACATTTGATACACTTAGTGATGGTACTATAATGACTGCTCAAGTAGCAACTTGGAATGATTCAGATAATATGTTGAATATTATTCAGCTTGCTACAAGCAATGGCACTTTCAAAGAACCAGCCACTGGATATTTTGTAACTGGAGATGCAAGTACAACTAGGGCACAGATTACTAAAGCAACTGAGACTGCAGATAAACAAGCACAGAATGATATATTCTCTATAGAAATAGAGGACTTTGTTGACTTCTCTGAAACTAATCCATTTGGAGAGATAGCACAATCGGGAGCGCATGAACACTAATGTTAGGTACTTATTTTTATCACGAAAGAATTAGAAAGACAGTTGCCTTGTTTGGTTCTCTGTTTACCAAGATTCATGTTATGAGAACAACAAGTGCTGGTGCTAGTATTAATCAAGTACGAGTACCATTATCTTATGCTCCTAGATCAAAATTCTTAGCAAGATTAGAACAAGTAGAAAATCTACCTGGTGATGAAGCTGTTGCTATTAAACTTCCACGTATGTCTTTTGAAATGACTGCAATATCATATGATTCAACTAGGCAGCTGAATAAAACAAATAATGCACTGGTTTCTGGTGCATCTGGCACATCTACTGGTAGGAGTAAGATTAGACAATCTACACCATATATTATTAACTTTTCTTTGAATGTTTACACTAATAATCAAGATGATGCCTTACAGATTGTAGAGCAGATTGTACCATACTTTGCGCCACAATATACAGTAACTATTAAACCATATAAAGAACACCCTAGTATAAAGGAAGATGTTCCTATTACTTTACAATCAGTTTCGTTTATAAATGAATTTGAAGGACAACAAGAGTCACGGCAGTATGTACAGTATGTGCTTGACTTTGAAGTTAAAATTAACTTTACTGGTCCTATTGATGAAGGTAAAGTTATTACTAAAGCTATTACAGAATTTGAATTCGAAAAAGGCACTAAACATCTTACGACCACTACTACACCAAACCCTAGTACAATCTATTATGATTCAGACTATGGGTTTACCTCAACCTATGACTATGCGGATATAAGT